CAATGACGCGCTGAACACGCTCAAGGCCCGCATCAAGGACGCAATCAAGGCGGCTGAAACGCAGCGCGTCATTGAAGGCGCCCCGCATAAGCAGGCGATCGACGAAATTCAGGCCCGCTATAACGAGCTGATCGGCAGCAACAAGTCCGTCACCGGTATCGCCCTCAAAGCCGAGGAAGCCTGCAACAAGGCTCTGAAACCGTACCTGCTCGAACTGGAGCGCCAGCAGCAGGAAGCCGCCCGCATCGCCCGGGAGGAAGCCGCTCGCAAGCAGGAGGAGGCAATGGCCGCCATGCGAGAGCGTGACGCCGCCAACCTGCAACAACGCGAAGACGCCGAACGTCTCGTTCAGGAGGCAAAGCAAGCCGAAGCAGCAGCAAACCAGGCTGAGAAGGCCAAGGCACATGCAAAAGGGGATGGACGCGCCACAGGGCTGCGTACGGTCTACCGCGCCGTCCTCGTCGATCGCCAGCTTGCCGCGAAATGGGTTTGGCTCGATCGCAACGAAGAGCTGATGACGTGGATCCAGGATCAGGCCGACAAGGCTGTTCGTTCCGGCGTTCGCTCAATCGCCGGTTTTGAAGTTATCGAAGAGAAGGTGCTGTGATGCCGACCACCGAAGAACTGAAGCAGCTGTTTGCCGAGTTCCCGCGTGACGCCGTAAGCTGGCGTGCGCAGTCTGTGACCAAGGATGGAACGAAGGCACTCGCCCTTGCCTATATCGACGCTCGCGACGTTATGGACCGTCTTGACGACGTGTGCGGCTCCGAGAACTGGCAGGACCGCTACGAGTTCCACGGAACCCGCACGATCTGCTATCTGTCCATCCGCATCGATGATGAATGGATCACCAAGGCTGATGGTGCTGGCGACAGTGACGTTGAAGCCGAAAAGGGCGCCATCTCGGATGCCTTGAAGCGCGCCGCCGTCAAATGGGGCATCGGTCGTTATCTCTACCACATCGTCTCCCCTTGGGTTCCCTGCGACAGCTACGAGACCGAATACCAGGGCAAGAAAAAGCAGAACTGGAAGTCATGGAAGGAAGATCCGTGGTCGCTCGTCCGTAGCCCGCGCCCTGCCCCGCAGAAGCAGGCGGCCGCTGCGCCCATTCCTCCGAGCCCCGCGATGGAAAGCCTTTGGCGGGAGATGGAAGCGATATCGTCAAGCCGCGGCCTCGAACTGTTCTGGAAGGACAACGTCAAGACGATCCTCGGCTTCGACGAAGGCAACAAGAAGCGCTTCGTCGACAAGAAGGACGAGCTGAAGGCGAAGTTTGCGCCGCAGCCGGCCGACGATGAATCGTTCCCCGGTTCGGTCTCTGATCGCGAAGCACTGCGTCAACCGATTGCTGGGGGTTGACCATGGCAAAGAAATCCAAAGAATCCCCCCCAATTTACTGCGTCCGCTACGGCTCGAACCTTGTAGGTGAGATGGCTGCCGATCGTGAGCGCATATCCGAACTCAAGGAAGGCGAGCGCATCCGGGTGGATGTTCGCACCGGAAGAATTCCAAGCCGTCTGCGGTTCTACTTCGCATTCATCCGCGAGGTAAGGAAAGCCACCGGCTGCGCGCCTACCGACAGGCAGTTCCACAAAGCAATAAAACTTGAGACTGGCTTCACGGAAGACGTGATCTTTCGCGGCCACATCGTCAAAGTCCCGTCTTCCGTTTCGTTTGAAGAAATGGACGAGCAAACCTTCGGGGCCTTCCTCCAAGAGGCACTTGCCTTCATCGCCAGAGAATACGGCATCGTTCCTGAAGACGTGGAGCAGGCAGCATGAACGACGCAACCCGACAGCACTTGATCCGCTATCCCAACGCCCGCACCTCCACCGTCGTCTACCTTCAAAAGCGAGACGAGACAACGCAGCGCCTTCGCCAGGAACTCGGCATGGAGAAGCAGGACCGCAAGCCGTGGTGGAAGCGTGCGCTTTCGGCAGCGCTCAGAGGGAGAATGTGATGGTAGCCTTCAGCTTCTCCGACCGCTTCGTGACCCTCGTCGAGAGCGGTCTTAAGACGCAGACGATACGGCAGACTCGCCGCGCCAAGATCGGCGATGCAATCCAGCTCTATACGGGCCTGAGAACAAAGGATTGCCGAAAGCTGACGACCGTCGATCCGATCTGCACATACGTCGGCTATGTCGCGATACGGCCTGATTATCTCACTGTTGGCGACACCTCGAAGCATCCTCGCGACCGAGACGAGTTTGCCGCGCTGGACGGCTTCAAGGACTATGCCGACATGCTGGCATGGTTCCAAGAGCGCTACGGGCAACCGTCGTTCGTCGGATACCTGCATCGTTGGGAGTTCCAGTGATGAAGCGCCAGGAGTTCGACAAGAAGACGCGCGGCCTCGCCTTCAAACGCTGCGAAGGCAAATGCCAGAAGTGCAGCGCGCGCCTCAAGGTTGGAGAGGCCGAATACGATCACGTCATTCCATACTATTTCACACAGGATTCGTCGCTGGAGAATTGCCAGGTTTTGTGTGTGCCTTGCCACCGAGGCGAAGGAGCCAAGACGGCAGACGACCAGCGCGACATATCGAAGTCGAAGCGGATCTGGCTCAAGCATCACGGCGCATGGCCAGAATCAAAAGCAAAGCTGAAATCTCGCGGGTTCGCCAGAACGAGGAATATTTGACATGACCAGAGAACTCAAGCGCTGCCCCTTCTGCGGCGGCGAAGCAGCGGATCCAGACGGCAATAACCATACTTGGTGCTCGGAGACCTCCTGCGGCTCTGATGCATATTTGAGCGTCGAGGCTTGGAACCGTCGCGCCGAACCAGGGAAGCCAGAAAGCGGCGTCTTGGCGGTGGTGGTGAAGGTGAAGCCGCTCATCTGGGAGGTTTACAATATCGATATGCACAAAGCCGAGACGTTCTTCGGCTATTATGTCGTAGCCGCCAGCGGTCATTGCTGGCTGAACGCCGGCCCGCTTGCCAAGGATTTCGAAAGCATCGGCAAGAATGTGGATGCTGCCAAAGGATTTTGCCAAGCCGATTACGAGCAGCGCATCATGGCCGCTCTCACCACCCCTCCCCAGCCCGTCGCCGCCCTTCATGCCGCGCCGTGCGAGCCGGTGGCGGTGAAAGCATTCGGTCTTGGTGATCGCGTCAGCAAGAAATCCGGATCATCTTGGAACGGGCACGTCGTCGGCTTCTACAGCACCGAACTGACGCCTATCGGCTATTGCGTTGAAAGCGAGCGCGAGCCTGGATCGGTGCAGATATACCCGGAAGCCGCTCTCACAGGAGGCGCGGATGGTTTCACGGGCGGTGCCTGTGGACAACCGGTGGATAAGTCTCCATGAGCAGAGCCCGCACTTACACGAAGTCCGAAATCTCCGATGCTGCCTCTGCCGCAGCCATCCATAACGTCCGCGTGGTCATGCACCCGTCGGGCGAAATTGAATTTGCTCCGAAGAGCTTTACTGCGGTCGATCGCGAAGACGAAACCGCTGAGAAGGCTTTGAGGGATTGGCAGAATGGAAGGCAAGCTCGTGGGCGTGCATAAGATCAAGGTCAAACTGGCCGATGGGTCGGAGGCGACCTATTACTATGCATGGCGGGGAAAGGGAGCGCCGCGGATCCACGCAAAGCCCGGGACGAAAGCCTTTACTCAGGAATTCGTGCGGCTGACCAGAGATCGGCCGACGCATGTCGCATCCGGTACGATCGGATCGCTGATCGAGGAATTCCGAGCCACGGCGAAATATCAGGCCTTGGCGCCAAATACCCGAAAAGACAACGAGCGCATGTTCGGTGTAATCCGCGCCGAATACGAATCATTCCCCATCCCGGCCATAGAGGCTCGTGGAAGCCGGAAGATGTTTCTTGCCTGGCGGGACACCATGAAGGACGCGCCGCGCTCTGCTGACATGCATCTTGGGCTGCTGGCGAGGGTTTTCTCTTGGGCGAAGGACAACGAGACTATCCTCCGCAATCCACTGGAGCGCGTCGAGCATCTTCACGAAGGAACCAGGCGCGATTCCGTATGGACGATGGAGCAGATCACCACTGTCCTCACCAAAGCCGTTCCACACCTCAGGAACGTGGCCTGTATTGCGCTTTGGACCATGCAGCGTCAGGCAGATATTCTGACGATGCCCACGCTCGTTTTCGATGGCAAACGGGTATCGATCAAGCAGGGGAAAACTGGTGCCCGCGTGTGGGTTACAGCGGCGCCAGACATTCTGCCAATATTGCGGGACGCAAAGGAAAACCAACGCCAGCGCGTGCTGGTCAACTCGTTCGGCCAAAATTGGACATCGAGCGGATTCAGGTCTTCGTGGCGCAAAGAGATGAAGCGGCTGAAGATCAAAGGGGTGACCTTCCACGATCTACGTGGCACGGCGATCACCTACGCCTACGCGCATCTGGATAGATCTCACGATGAGAAGATCAAGCTCATAGCCGAGATATCGGGGCATTCGGAGGAAGATGCGGAGACGATTATTCGGCGTCACTACCTGGCAGGACAGGAGATTATCGACGCCATCAGCCGAGGAACGAAGTGAGCATAAACTGTAAAACGCTCGGAAAGCTGTAAAATGGGTGGTTCCAGGCAATGAAAATAGTATATATTAATCAGATGTTTATGGTGCCCCCGCCAGGGTTCGAACCCGGGACCCCCTGATTACAAATCCGATCGCACAAACAGGGATTTCAATTGGGTGGCTGTACCTCGGGTGTAAAATAGAGCCGGAATTCGCTCAATGAATCTAGGAACGTCAAGAGGCGATTGTAAAATGCGAACAGAAATTTATCCCCCGTTTTATGGAGGTGTGGACAATGGAACCGATTGAGCCTGGATCTGTAATTAACGAGTGGACTGTTCTATCGTTCGCCGGGCGCAGAGAGAACTACGCCAAGGAATGGCTATGCAAATGCACATGCGGCCGAGAACGCGTTGTTCAGCAATGCGACCTTAAAAAAGGGAAGACGAGAAGCTGCGGGTGCAAAAGAGGTGATGCCCTTCGGCTTCTGAGTTTCAAGCATGGCGAGGCCATTAAGGGCGCTCGGTCACCAGAATATGTGACGTGGTCGACCATGAAGAACCGATGCCTGAATCAGAACCACCCAGATTGGGTTGGATACGGTGGACGAGGAATTGGCGTCTGCGATAGATGGCGCGATAGCTTCGAAAGCTTCCTGGCTGATATGGGCCGCCGACCATCCAGGGCTCATTCTATCGAGCGCGTCGACAACAACGGCGGTTATGAGCCGGGAAATTGCAAATGGGCTTCCCCAGAAGAGCAAGCCAAAAACCGCTCGCCCCGTGGATCTGGTTGCTGGGTTGGCTGGAGAGGGAATCGCGCGAGTCATAAATGACAAGGATCGTCCACTTCGTAGGCTTCCGCGGCGAGGAATACCACTCAGCCGTCAAGACGTTCGGACCACCGCATTACATCCATCGGGGATGGGATCTGCGGGCGCAGCGGGAGATAGCGGATGGCGATCTTGTGGTGTTCGCCTTCGGCCCGAGCGATCAGGAGCCGCGCGTCAAGAGCTATGACGACATTCGAGAGACGGCGTATAAGGAGCAATGAGGATGGAGAGACAAGAGACCATGGTCGAGCGCGTGGCGAAGGCGATAGCCGAGACCTTGATGGAGATCGATCAAAAGCGGGCCGAGAACTCCGGCCATGATATCATGCTGGTGATCGACGCCTACATGCCTACCTGCAGATTGGCCGCCCGAGCAGCAATTGATGTCATCTGCGAGAAAATCGCTGCCGTCGCTCTTGACCGAGGCGATGAAGAGCTTGGCGAGATCATTATCGCCGCCCTCAAGGAACGGGACTGATGTTCAACCGCTTCACCCCACACGTCTATATCTTCCTTGCCCTAGCTGTGGTGGTATTAGGTGTCGAGGCTTGGAAGTGGGCTGTCAGTTGATCTTCAACCAATGCCGAAACCAAGAGACGAGACCATCACCAGCGTAGGATATGGTTCCGCCAACCGTCAGGCCAGCGAGCGCGATCAGCCCTGATATGCCGACGCCAAGGGTTTTCAAACGCTTCCACTCGTCAAGCGCCGGCGTGACCGCATCGTGGTTCTTGTTCACCGTGTCCTTCAGGGATTTGATTTCCTCCCTGATCTGGGCATCGACGCCGCCGGTAATGGCTACCGTGGTATCGAGATGGGAGATCTGCTTTGCCTGCTCATCAAGGCGCCGATGGATCACCGTCCGGCTTTCGTGGGCATTGTCCTTTTCATCGCTCACATCCTCCCGCAATAGGGAGACGCTCTCTTCTATGCCGGAAAGTCTGCCTTCTACCCGGCCAAGGGCGCGGAGGATGTCATCGTTGCTAGTCGCCATCAAGTCCGCTGCCCTGTCTTCATTTCATGTTAACGCACTTGGAACCACTGAGCTGATAAAATGCTTCAGCCGAGCGGCTCCCTGTGTCGCGCGGTTAGGACGCTCGATCTGCTCGAACAGGTCGGGCGCCCGCTTGCTTTACGTCGTCTGCGCCAACACCGGAGCGGTTTCGTTAGTAAGGGCGAAGGCATTCGCGAGCAGCGCCGTTCTTGCCGGCGTATAGTTCGCCACGTCTTGGAAGGTCCGTCCGTTGTTGATGGCTTCTGCCGCCAGTTGCCCGATGCTTTGACCGGCCTGCATCGCTGTAAACTCCATGCGGGTTGCGCCAAAGGCGACGTGAGACGCCGAGAAGGAAAACGACACAAACCCGTTGGTGCATTCAGCGGCCTTCGGCAGCGCTATTTCCATCGGAAGCGGGAACATGCCGTCAGCGCCGCCTAGATCAACCTCCATGCCGCCTTCACCGGCCACGATCCAAGTACCTGCCGTCTTCTCGTAGGCGATGTATTGGATGGCGTGGCTGTCCATGAAGTAAGAAATCATGGAGATTGTGTTTGTCGATATCGATGGCACGCCGCCATCGCCTCGCGTCAACTCCGTGCCCAGCAGCTTTGCCGTACCGTCGAGCCTGACGGCCTCGCGAACGTAGAGCTGCGGGTTCATGTTGACTGTGTCGTTCTCGTGAGGGCTGAAATAGTGGTCCGAGCAGAAGCCCCAAAGCAGGCAGTTCGTTTGCAGCGCCGCCGGGATGCGGGGATCTGTGCCGTACTGCAGCGTATACAGCAGGCCCAAAATCCAATTCCAGTTCGCCTTCCAGATGGCTTCTCGGACAGACACGGCTGCCAGCGGATAATCCCAATTCCTGCCGATGAAGTCTGTCGATGGCGCTGCGGGGCCGGCGCGGTTGTTGACGTCGTATTTCCCCGGCGACCCTTGCGTGAAGTTGTCCGCCTTGAAGTAATCCGTGAAGCCGACAAGCGACGGGTTGGCGGCGGCGAAACGAAGCACAATCTCATAGTCCGCGACATCGTAACCCGGAGGCGGGGTAGATGACGTGGGACGCCTCCAATAAGGCGAGTTGGTCATCGTCACCCGGAAGTTATAGGCTTGCGTGTGCGTGTCTGCCGTGCCTGCCGCTGGCAAAGTGTCATACGCAGGCGAAAAGGTGGAACGAGCAGCTTGGATCATATTAATAAATCCGCTGCTTGGATCGCCTGGCGTTATGCAGGGATCGACGCCGACATACTCGTTGAAGGACGCGCGAACGCCGTTGTTGGCTTCCGCTCCCGAGCCGGCCGCCTCACGCCCGAGGATATAGGAACAGCCGGCCGCGCGGGCGAAGTCCATTTCATATGAGCCGTCCACCCATCCGTTGATGGTGAACGTGCGCCCGTCGACCGTGGTGAACGAAGTGACATCTGTCCCTGTCTTCTGAACGGCGAGGACGCCATTCGTCTGATAGATCGGGATAGAATAGCCGCCGTTCTTCTCAGGCGTGAGCAGTTCACGCAGCGCCCACTGCATATAGCGGGGGTCGAAATAGTACTGCTCTGTCGGCTTGTTGCCGATCGTCTGGATGCGCTTGGTGAGGTATTTGACCAGGCCGCCGAACGCTGCCGTGTTCAGCACGTCCCCAAAGCCGAGGCCGCCAGAGGTCATGCCGCCGAAGTTGAAGCGGTCTCGCCATCCACCGACAAGAGCAACGGTCAATCCATTACGCGCTGCCTGCAGGCAGGAGAGAACATTCTGAGCCGTAAACCCGTAGGCGATGAAATCCGCCGTGATGTTTGCCGTGCCGACGCCGACTTCCTCGATATAGGCGTCACCATACCCGACTGCCTCAAGATATTCGCCGGCGATGGCGGTCAGCTCGATTTCCTGGGCGTTGGTCAGGCCTTTACCGATGTACGCAAAGCCCAGGCGGCGCGGGGAGAAGTTCGAAACAGCGCCGTTCGCATTGTGAGCTAGAAGATAGATATTGAGGTTTGGAAGAGCGACGGACGCGGCGGCGACAGTATTCTTGGCAACGCCGTTATGCGAGCCGGTCAGGTTGACTGCATCGAAGCGGCTGCCGCCCGTAAGGCCATATCCGTCCGTATCGCCGTCAGCCGAGATCGTCGTTACCGCGGCAGAAGCAAGCCGGATGGTCTGGTTATCGTTGGTCGCGCGACGTGCGCAGATGTTGATGCCCTGAGATGAGGCATTGATCGCGCCCATGTCGCTGTTGCTGCTGCCAGTCGGATTCGACGTGCAGTAAACGTATGCGCCAAGGTCGTTCTGGTCGAGTTCGTTGGCATTGAGGTTGGTGTTGATCGCCTGCCCGTTGACAGTGGCTGTCCAGCCGAAGGAGGCGTTGAACCCCGGCGTGCTGATCTTCGCTCCAGTGCGCGTCGGATCGGTCCACCAGCGCAGCGCAGCGTTTTCATCGGCGCCCACAGCCATGATCATCTTCGCCTTGGACCAGATGCCGGCGGCCTTGAGGCGCTTGATCGCACGATTGATGGTCCGCTTGCGATTTGCCGTGGGTGGCGTCGAGAACGCAGCTACGAGCGTATTCGTCTCGGTCTCAAAGGTATAGGCCGCCAGTGATGGCAGACCACCACCACCACCCGCGCCACTCCTGGGCTGTGTGAGTGACAAGCTGTTGCTGAGCATCATTGGCGTGCACCATATTTCTTGATGAGGTCGTCGTAGAAGGTCACTGTCCGCCCCTGGCGCGCGTTGGCGCGATCGAGGGCCTGGCGCTCGCGGGCGAGGATGGAAATCACTGGCTGGCCTTCTGTGACCGCAGCGTGGGCTTCCTGCTTGCGCAGATCCTCGGGAAGCGGCGGAAGAACAACACCGGCCTGCGTCTGCCCTTTGGCGGTAGCCGCACGGTTGAGGCGCTCAGTGGCGGAGCAGGAAATCGCGATCGGCGCGATCAAGCAGGCAAGCGCGATTCTTCTGGCCAAGCTGAAGCTCATAGGATTGGATCTCGGTTTCTAAGGTGTCTTTCGCCGCCTGCTCTGCGGTCTGGGCGGCTTCGAGGCGCTTGCGGTGCTCTTCGGTCGCCTGGGCGGCGGCATTGCGCTGGCGTTCCATCTCTGCGGCTTTGGCTTCGGCTGTGGTCTTCTCGGCAAGGAGGACATAGCCGGCGCGGGCTTCACGAGCTGCCGAGGGATAGCCGATCGTCAGAGCGTAGAGGTGATAGATCGCAAGGCCGGCGAGCACACCGGCGCCGAGCTTGATGCCGTCGATGATCCCGAACATCAGGTCGGGATACCGTTGAGGCAAAGGGCGCGTTCTGCAGTGCGGCGCTTCGTCAGCCCGGGAAGACGGAGGCCGGCCGCCTTATCCCATTTTACGAGCTCGTTGCAGGATCCGACGACGTCACCCGAATTCAGCTTTCGGGCCAGCGTTGACTTGCAGAAGGCACCGGTGCCGACGTTGTAGGTGAAGGACAGGAAAGCGACATAGGCACCGGCCGGCACTTGATCCGGCTGCTTCATGCAGGCGCGCATTCCCGTCTCGAATTCCTTCAGGCTGTCGCCGAGCATTTCCTTGCATTGAGCGACGGTGTAGCTGTCACCCATCTTGACGCCGCGCGTCTCTCCGAAGCACACAGTTGGAATCCCGATCGGATCTCGGTAGGCGACGGTGCGCAGCCCTTCGAACGTGCTGACACATGCAATTGCAGCAGCAGCGATCGCGCTACCCTTCTTGAGGCGGCTTGCCATTCAGATCTCCTGAAACTTTTTGCTGGACGAAGATGCGGGCGATGATCGCTGCGACAGCGAGAAGGCCGGTGACGATCGACATGCCAAGTTGGATGTAGATGTTCTTTGCAACCCAGGTGGCCGCGACGAAGGTGTAGATCGGCTCAAGGATGATGAAGAGCAGCGCCAGCACCATAAGCCGCACCGACCAGGCACGCTTGAGGACCGCGCGCCAGTTGCTGACGAGCATTGGAGGCTCCCATTTTGGGAAAACGATTCAGAATGAATCACTTACGGGGAATTGAAGTATTCCCGGATCGGTTGCTGTTAAGGATGTAATAGAACGTGAATGATCCGACTCCACCCCGGTTGCAAATTCTGTTGCGTGTGGCGTGGATATTCGCCATATACTTGCGAATTGAAACCTCACTGGAGTCGTCAGTTCGCCATGAAAACCATCGGTTTTCTTTTTCTTGCAACGGCAATGTTATTTAATCCGCTCCATGCCGTTGCGGGCTTTCACGATCCTGAGTGGAATCCCCCGAAGCGTTATGACCATGCCTATACCGGAAAGCTCCTGCTGCAGAAGCTCCCGCAAGCCAAGGTGCAGAAGGCTTGTCAGTGGTTATTCGCCAGATACGGCTTGAAAGATACGACCAGCTTTCAGCAGCACGGTTGCGCCAAGGCATTTCCAGACAGCTGCATCGTCATCACGATCGACAAGACCTACATGGGCGCTACGCCGGCCGCCGTCCTGCGTCACGAACTCGGCCACTGCAATGGGTGGTCTGGAGAGCATGAGGACTAGATCTCAGCATCAGCCGTCCATGTGAACTGAAAAAATGCCGACCCTGTGCCGCTGGGTGTTTTTAGAACCCGCATATGGGTCGCGCTTTGATCGGCCATACTTGGGTTTCCACCCGGAAAGTTCGACGCAGCGACATGGGTGGTTGTGTAAACATTCGTGGCCACATCGCGCAGCGGAACCGGGAAGGACACATTAACCGCCTCAACGATACCGCTCGTAGCCGCACCCTGCCAAGTCGTCGTGCCGCCGCTGCTGTAATACCGCTGGCAAAGAGCAACTTCTTGCTGGATGTGCCGCGGCGAAAATGGGTCCGTCTCCTGCCGTGCATCACCTTCGACAATCGAGACATGAGCAATGTCGAACGTTCCAGACTGCTGCCCGATGCTCGAAGCCCGAGAATCGAAGGTAGATCCGGCATCGAACCAGAAGACGAGTTCCAGATGATCGCTGCCGTCTGTTCCTCGCGTCTTGCCGGCAATCGAGGGGACCGCGACGAGAATATCGAACCGCTGCCAGGACGTGGTCAGGGCGCACTGCTGCGCACCAATGCCGGTGATTGCCGAGGACGGGGAGCCGCCGAGGCCGAACCACTGGTAAAGCTCGAACCCGATATTCTTCGATGCATCGGCCTTGGCGTAGAAGGTGACGGTGACGGTTTGACCTGAAAGGGTCCGCACGTCCTCCATTGCGTGATAGGCGATCGCGAAGTTTGTCGCGCTGGCAACGCTGACGACCGTGAAGCGGCCGTAGTATCTCGGGTTCCCCGGAGGCATAGTGACACCGGCGGCAAACTCTTGCTGCGCATAGGCCAGCGTTGAGCCGGTCGTCACGCGAGCCCACCGATCGGTCACGTACTTGAAGCCCGTCCCGGCCACCACGGACGAGCTGCGCCTGGCTACCTCGAAATCGCCGTTGATGATCTTGTTGCGGAAGCCGGAGAGAGGGCCGCCGTTGATAGAGATGATATCGGTAGGGGTATGATCAACGGTGGCGGGATTATAGTCGGTAAAGAACGCTGTCCCGCTGCAGATTATGAAGGCGCTGTATCCGTCAGGAATGACCAGCGTAGCCGCGCCGTCGATAGTCTCTGCGCCAGTCGGATCGATCGTCACATCTGCGCCATCTGCGATGACAGTATAGTGCCAGTTCGCGCCAAGGGTGGCGGCTGCGGTTAGCGTGACGGTTGCCGTCGCGGTATAACGGTGGACGGCGTTGTTGTCGGCTGCGAGGGCGGTATAGTTGCCGGCCTTCGCCGCATAAACTACCTTCCCGTCGATGCCAGCCTTCGCTTGGGACATGACGGTGCGGATGCCGTTGTTTACCGATGACGGAGGGCAACCTTCATTAATATTGACCCCTCCGACATCTGTATTCAGATTTGCCGAAGTATCCCATTCGAGGAATGAATTTTTTGGCATCGGTGATCCTCAGTAAAGGCCTTTGCCGCCACGAGACATAGCGTCTCGGAACTGGCCGGATTGATTGGAAACGCTGCGTCCGTAATCGGTCATGGAACCGTCGCCGCGGGGCTGGCTTTTCGGTGCGTCCGGGAAATAGCTGTTCTTCGCCACGTTCCGCCCGAGCAGACCGCCGGCAATCGCGCCGATCGGGCCAAGCGTGAGGCCGCCAAGGAGACCGCCCAACAGGCCGCCACCGAGCGAACGGTTCTGCATCCCTTTGCTCACCTGATCGGCCATTGCCTGCATCTCTGCGGGCGTGGAGTGCGCCATCGGGCCGCCAAGAAGCGATTGCTGCTGCTGGAGCTGCTGATATTCGGGTTGGGATAGAAGGCCGGATTGAACCTCTGGGGCCTGGACGCGGGCTGTCTTGATCGACGCGGGCTCGTAGTCGCCCATCGGCTCGGTATAGGCAGTGGTGGCCGATGGTGCGGCTGCGGGCGCTACCTGCCCAGGCCAGTTGGTCGGCGGCGTCATGAGATCCGGCAGGATACCGGCGTCAAGCTGCTGGTCGAGAAGGCCGCGCTGGAGCTGCTGCGGTGTCGTGGCGACTGGTGCGGTCGGGCCGAGGCGCTGCGTGTCGAACGCGCTGGGCTGTTGCGGCTGCTCAGGTTCGGAGAGCAGGCCGGAATAGTCGAAGTAGGAGTTTGGCGCCGGATTTCCGAATCTCGATTGATCGAAGGTCGGCGCTCGTGCGGGCGATCCGAACCGGGAGGCGTCGAAGCTGACAGGGGTCACGTCGGGCAATGCCTCCCTTTGGACGGATGCGGGCGTGGAGGGGAAGGATGGCGCCTGATAGGAGGCTGGCGTCAGGAGGGCGCTGAAAGGGTCTTCGCTCGGGCGCGGGCTTGGCGTCGGCGGGTCGATCACCGACATGATGCCGAGTTCCGGTCCATAGTGCCTGCGGTCGATCGAACGCAGCTTGGAACCATAGTTCGGATCGGTCGCATAGGAACCATAGCGCCCGTCGTTCAGACCAGAAACGGCAGTGTCGAAATCATCGGCCATGTAGCTAGACGGAAAGTTCCGGTTGAGCGTCGACGACCAGTCGAGAAGCGAGGAAAAAGGGTTCTCGTAGGCACGGAAATTGGCCCTGGTGTTGACATTCTGGCCGTTGACGTTTTCCCATGTGCCAGCGTTGCTTACCGGGCCTTTCCACGATGAGCCGGCCTTGACGCCAAAGTAGTTGTTCCCTACCGCGCTCTTGCCGTATCCAGTCTCAAGCGATGCCTGAGAAGCCGCAAGACGAGCCTGTGAATCAGACAGACCCGCAGCCCTTGCATCATTGTAGACGCGGCCGTAGAATTCGCGCTGCCGAGATGCCATGTGGCCCTCACATCAAAGGATATTGGATTGGAAAAACCGGACGCCGTTTCGCTGCTCAGCTACGCCTTGGCGTCTGCGCTTCTGCTGCCGCTAGGCTGGTGGCTAAAGGCAAATTATGCATCCGAGCTTGGCGGCTGGATACTCTCTTGGTTTTACTGATTGCCGATCGCCAAAGCGGCGCCGCGCACCGGAGCGCCAAGGGCATTACTAAGATTTTCGAGGGCCTTCATATAGGCGGGATTTTTCGCCGCCTGAGCGACCGCAATCTTGAGGTTGCCCGGATTGTCGCTTGTCAGGAGCTTCGCCACGTTCTCCATCACCTTCGCGTCGGCCCGCTCTCCTAGATAACGAGCGCCCTTCAGAGCTAAAGCGCCTGACAGTGCGCCTTTCCAATCGCCCCCGGAAAGAGCGAAGCCACCGCCAGCGCCAATGCCGAGTTCGACAAGTTGCCGTGCGGTCGTTGAATTACCCATCGCGCCACGAAGCCTATCGGCCAGATCCTCGACGCGCACATACGCCTCGATATCCTTTGCGCGCTGCGGGCCAAGGGCGAGTTCGAGTGATTCACGCGTCGATTGGTTTTTGAAGATAGAGTTGATGACGTTAGTCCGATCGCCAACGGTCTTGATCCGGTCGATGAGTTCGGAGGCGTATCCAGTTGCAAAGCCCTCACGCTCTGGAGCGGTGAACTTTGCGTATGCCTTGCGGGCCTCAGGGATAGAGCGGGGTGACTTCGCGAAAATGCGGCCGGCCTCGATTGAATCCTCTGCGCCAAAGAACCCAGCGGCGCCCTGACGTGCCGTCTTGTATGCCGGGACAACGGCGTCAATGTCATCAACAAGAGCCTTCTTTAACCCCGTCAGATCGGACGTCAGAGTGTTGTTGCCTGCACGCTTGGCGATACCGATTTGCTCATCGAGGTTGATCTTGACTTGGTTCCAGAACTGCAGATTCGGCGTTACGGTGGTCCCATCAGCGGCGCGGCGCAGCACATAGGCACCCTGGCTGTTCTTTGTGAACGGGTTCCCGATCTCCTTGAACCCCTGCACTGCGCCCCGGTCAGCGCTCCGGGCCGGGACGGAGTCGATTGCACTGCGGAACGATGGTGATTGCATCAGTTGCTGGATGCGCGGCGTAAAAACTGCCTGCGCCTGAGGAGCCTTGAACGCGACGTCATAGGCCGGCTTGTTCGCAGCCTTCGCCGCTAACTTTATATTCTCCTGAAGGGCGAGATCATCCACGTTGCCGTTCGTGACCTTTTTCAGGAAGTCAGTTGCCCGCTGGCCTTGTGCGCCGAACCGATCGCTTGCAACCTTGTCGATCCCGGCGCGAGCCTCAGGAGACTGGTTCGCTGCTGATCTGGCAAGAGCCCTTGTGACTTCTCCACCGCGATCGGCATTCACCAAAGGAATATTGGCGTTCTGCGCAACGGCTTCGTCTGCGGCCGAAAGCACCCCGCCTGGATTTCCGGCCGCATCACGCGTGACAGCAACACCAACCCGGCGGTTGGCTTCCTGTGCCGGGTTGGTAATAGCAGAAATGGCAGGGCCGACTTTGTTGCCAATCCCGCGCAATGCTGCGTTGACGCCGGCGCCCACGATAGGGACAGCTACGCCAATCCCGCCGCTTATCGCAGTATTCCCCGCAATCTGGGCAGGATCTCCGCCGCGTGCTGTCGTATCCGCTGCGGAAATTGCTGCGCTGGAAAGGCCAGATGCTACAACGCGAGATCCAAGACTCGGGCCGGCAATGCCAAGCGCTCGGGCGCCTATCCCCGTGGCCCCAAGCGGGATCATGCTGCCTACGCCGCTGGTCAGGTTGCCAGCGAGGTTCGCGCCGGGATGCTGCTCCGTTGCATCCCCCAAGATCTGCTCACCTTGGCGCATGTTCGTGGCGTAGCTTTCGCCGTCGATCATCGAGGCGATCCCAGCGCCAGCCCTTTTTATTCCCCCAAGGACGGCGGGGCCAACGATCGGGATGCCTTCTGCGAAGCCAGAGCCGAACGAATTTATCGTTCCTTGAACGCCGGACTGCTCTTCTTTGTTCAGAAGAGCCTGCCCCTCTTCGAACGTGAGATGCCTCCCGACCTGCGGTGGCGACTGTTGTTCGGGCTGGGGCGTCACACCGATTTGCGCGGCGATCTCGTCAACCGTCTTTGCCTGATCTTCAGGAGAAAGATTGAGGAACGAGTCGTCGACCGTGACGCGCTTCCCTTCGATGTTGAGTGTCGGCATTAGGGTTCAATGCTCCACTGGACGCCGGAAGAAGTAGGCGCCGGGCCGCTGCGCTGGATAGGAACGCTTGCGTTTCCACCCTGAGACATGCGGGCCTGGGCTCTGCTCATACCTTGGCGGATGATTTTCTCGTAGTCGTTCAGTGCTGCATTGAACGCCTCTTCCGACGTGGCAGTGTTCATGCGGGTGACGGCAGCCGTTGCCGCGCCGCCTTCTGCGTTGGAAAGCGACCCAAGCCCGCGCATCTGCTGGATAGCCGTGAGGAAGGCACCTGATTTTGCTTGGTCAACGAGATTGGAAAAATCGTAACCGCCGGTGCCAGGAATATTGTTAAGGATAGACGACATGCCAGTGCCGCGGGCCTTGTACGGGTTGTTCTTGACCTGCTCAAGGATGGCAATTGCATTCTCACCTGCCTGCAAGTCACCGGGAGCGGCGGCGATAGACTTGCCTTGGGCTTCCCCGATTTCTTTCTGAGACGCAGCCCCAGCGATATCCTTTTGGATAGGCGATCCCACCTGAATGCCGCCGGGACCAACGAAGTTAGTCCCGGTGCCAGTGTCAACGGCCTTGACGGGGGGCGCGAACGTGTTCCCTTGACCGATCTCAATCGGTTTAAATGAACCTCGGCTGCCGATCTGTCCGTACTGTATGCCCTGCGGCGTCTGTATCGGGATTGGGTTCCCATAGAATGTCTCTTGTTCACCACCAACGCCGGCTGGCGGGGTAATCCACTGACCCGTATCCTGATTGTACCCGGCGCCACCGATGTTCATGATGCCCTTTGGCTTCTCCGCCTGCAATTTCTGCTGGTAATAGAGACCGTAGGCATCTTTCGGGGAAAGAGATCCGCTTTCGACGGCCTGTGCTAGTTCCGGGTTGGCGGCCTGGAGGAACTTTATCGTCTTGTTGTAGGTACGCCCCATCTGCCGTTCATTGGCAAAGTTCGAAGCCGCTTGCCCTACTTGATCCTGAGCGGTCTTGCCGCTGAGCAGACCAAGGCCGACGCCGAGGAGCGTATTCGACTTGTTGTAAGGCGTGTCATTGCCGGCAAACCAGTTGCCCATGGTGGGGAAAGGCGGGAGAGCCATGATCTACCTCGTGTTGCTATTTCAGGCATAGCAATGATAAAATGCGAACGCGCCGGGGACGGCAATCCCACGACGCGCTCTAACCACACCGATCACGGAAGGATCGAATAATGGCTGAACTGACGTTCGCAGAAATTTCCAAGCTTCTCAAGTATGACCCGGAGACCGGTAAGCTGTTTTGGCTGCCGAGGCCCGAAGATATGTTTGCCTCGCGCCACCTTGGGCGATCTGCCGCCTACAGCGCTCAACGCTGGAATTCTAGGCTTGCCGGGAAGGAAGCCCTGAACTGCGTAAGCGGCAAAGGCTACCTTTCAGGCTGTATTTTCAACAAGAACTATAAGGCGCATCGCGTAGCATGGGTTCTAGCCACCGGCGGTTGGCCAGCAGACCAGATTGACCACATAAACGGCAACAAGACAGACAACAGAATTGTAAATCTGAGGTCCGTCACAAACTCGGACAACTGCAAAAACAAACGCATCATCAAGTCCAATACGAGTGGCGTTTGCGGCGTGTCTTGGTTCGCAAGAAGCAGAAAGTGGCACGCGAGGATTGAGGTAAACGGCAAGACCGTGAACCTCGGATATTTCGACTGCTTAGACGATGCTGCCCGAGTGCGGAAACAGGCAGAGATTGATAATGGCTTCCATGCAAACCACGGCGGGGTCTAAAAGAACGAGCCGAGTAACCCCGCTCCGGTTGCGCCGTAGCCAGCAGCAGTAAGCCATGGATTTTGACCTGGGGTTGACTGCGTGGTTGACCCACCAAGTTGACCTGCACCAGAGGCAATCGCCTGCAACCTACTTAAGTTCTCCCAAGGGCGGTTATTTTTTTCATTGAAGATCCTGAGTTTATCATTCATTTGACGAGTAGCGAGGTCTTCCTGCATGCCGCCCACCTTCATCAAGTCCTGCGCCGGGGCCTGCATGCCAGAATAGGCAGAACCGAGCTGACCAAAGCCGGTGCTTCCCATGTTGAATAGGTTCGAGTTCGCCGCATCCTTGCGCTGTTGGAACGCCTGATACTGCCGCGCGCCAAGGTCGCCGATGGTGTTGCCCATGGTCTGCTGATGGATGCCGGAACCATAGCGCCCTGCGCCGCTGGCACCGGCATTGACGCTGTTGCGTGCCAGGTCGGCGACCTGCTGAAAACCGGGGTCGGAGTTGATGTCAAAGCTGCCGTTGGCAACAGACCGAGTGTTGTTCAGCGCCTCAAGCTGGCCGGCATTATAGCCGCCGTTGTCGATGACGCCCTGCAGCTGCCCGGAAAGCCCGTTGCCGCCGAGATTGGCGTTGGCCGAGTCGGTTATCGCGTTCTGGCCCTGGATGGTCTTCGCATCCCATGGAACAACGGTTGAGTCGCCATAGACTTGAGCACCAACGCCTTTGTTATAAAGGTTCTGTGCCGCGCCGATGCCCTGCTTGAGAGCGGGCTGGGCCGCCTTCCACGGTTCGCTGTTCGATTGCGTCGTGGTTTTGCTCGATCCGGTCATGGTAGTTCCACTTCGTATGTGGTGCGAAGACGTCTTGCTGCCGGGAATATGCGCGTCCAGCCTTCCCGGCCCTCTGCGATGAAACTTGTCGCGCCGCCGTCTCGTGCCATATGGCCTATGAAGGTTCGAGCGTCCGGCAGCCATTCGCCCATGTCTTCGCCGACGATCGCCAGGCAGCGCATCACCTGCTTTGCGGTCCATTTCTGGAACTGCATGATCAACGCGGCCTTGAAGAAGTTCCCATCCACGACAAGCACCAGAAAGGCGTCACCCGATCGGCACATCTGCCAGAGGTCGCCGCTCGATATATCGCCGCCCGTTTCCTCACATGCTGTCTGCAGGCGCTGCGCGAAGGCCGGCCAAAAGGTGTCCACTTCTGAAGAAGTAGCAATAAAGATTTTCACTGACGGCTGTTCCATGCCTATCCTCATTGCGAGCGAACCGGGCTGACTTCGGCGATAACGGCGACGACATGCAGCGCATTGGCGCCGGAGGCGGTCACCTGCAACGTCCAGCCATCGGGCAACTGAACATTGTGTTCCTTGATGAAGAGCGTCACTTTCGACGCGATCGGGAAGAGGTCATAGATCTTGTAGACGTTCGTTCCATCGGTCATCTGGAGCGTAAAATTGATGCTGCCGGCGCTATCGTTACAGACCGACATGCTGTCGAGGGAGCCACGGAGATTTGCCGACCCAGTGTAGACGTTGACTGCGGTCGTAACCGTCAGATCCTTGCAGATCGTCTTTACATTGGCGATGAATGGGATGTTGACGCTCATAGGCCACCACTCGGGTTGCCGTTGACGTTCAAGGCGCTGAGAGAGGACCAGCCGTCTTCAGCCGGGATGATGGCGCGGAAGGCGTGCAGCCGGCCATCGGCTCGGAAATCGAACATGAACGACCTGCTGTTTCTGGTCTGCTGTCCCGTCCATGTCGGCGTGTCGTCGTGCGAATCCAGAGTTCCGACTGCAACGGTGATGCCGGGGCTGTCGCTGATCGCGCGAACCCCTGAGACGAAAGCGCGGCTGCCCGGAACCATCTCGGTTTGTCCCGTCTCGATCGTTGCCTGTTGCGCCAGGCCGGTGAAGAAGCCCAACCGGAACGAGGCATCGAAGCCCGCGAAGGATGGAGGGCCGCCGCCATAAGCTGAACTGTCCAGCGAGAACGGCAGCAGGTCGATCGACGACGATATTGCATCGAGGTCTTCAAGCGTCTTGGCCGACGTCGCGAACACCCCGAGGCCGGTCACGATGGTATCGGATTGGAACCAGCGGTCCAGCTGCCAGGCATAGCCGAGGATATAGCCGTTTCCGCTCGCATCCTCGTAGCGCCACATGACAACCTTGCGGAAAGGATCGTAGACGCCTTTGATCTTTGGGCGCGTGCCGTCTGTCGTTACCGTCTGTATCCAGCGGTCGACGCGCTCAGCCCCGATCGGGGTAGCCGAGACGCCGCGGTAAAAACCGGTATCGGAGTAATAGACGAAATCCCCGCGGCCGATATCGACAAGCGACAGAGGCGCTGCGCATCCCCTGCCCTCGGCAAAGGGCGAGAAGGTAAAGACATAACCAGACGAAGGATCGAACATCATCGAGCGGAAGCCCGATCTAAACGCCAGAGTAGCGCCGGAACCGTTAACGCTGATCGCCTGCAGCTCTTCACCATCCGGGAAGCTATTCGTGTCGCAAAGTTCCTCGCCTGGAACCCACTGCTCGGAATTGTTGATCCCAGACCAGTGAATAGCCGCAGCGTCGTTCGCCAATTGGAACAGCCCCACGAAATCGCCGATCACCTTAACGAAGCGTGCCTTTGGAGGGCTACCCGGAAGATCCGCAAAGTCCGTGCTGCTGCCGATATCGTAATATTGAACGTCGTCGTTCAGATTGGTGGCGATGATGCGAGCTCCGAACACGTCGAAAGACCACTCGTCGCCATCGGGGACCGCATAAGGTGCGCTCGGCCCCGAGACATCCGTCCGCGTGCCATCGTTGTTGATCAGATAGAGGCCCGTCGCCGTGCCGGCAATCGTCACCTGCACTCCGGTTGACAGTCTCGCCGTGATCGAGCCACGCGGCGCGGTCGGGAGTGCGTCAGCGAGCGGCACAAGCGACGGCATCGGCCCCCAGCCATCGGCGATCGGGAGCGCATTCACAGCGGTCGCCGTGGCGTTGCTGTTGTAGGGTGCTTTGTCGGGTTCGAACGGGGGGAAAGGGATGATCATGTGGTGGAGTCTGTCCTAATGCTGTATCGGGTGCGCCCGATCATCGCCAAGGCAGGATCTGTTGTGAGCTGTGAGCGCTTCTTGCGTGCATTCTCTGCCGACACCTCAGAGACGAACTCGTCAAGCATGCTCTTCCACATGCCGACTGCGCCATCCTTGGTGTAGGTGCAGCCCCAGACGATCGAGGCCGCGAGATAAAGATCGGGATTGTCGGTGAGAAATTCATTCGTCGGCGCCGCGTCCGAGAGCGCAAAACGACCGAGGTAGACGAAGCGGAATGTGTATGCTTCTTCCATCGGCCGATCGAATTTCAGCTTATCGCCCTCAAGCGACCAGATGGTCGGCCGGCCCTCGATCGTCGTCGTAACGTAGGTTCCGAGCGCCCTCGGCGTCATGAAGAGCTCGCTGCTCCCGTCACTGACGTAAAGGTTTTGCGGCTCCTGAACCGAAAGTGCAGAGATATCGAGCTCGGCACTGCCGATAGTCCCGGTCAAGGTGGCCGTCGTTCCCACCACCCCAAGAAGGCGGTTCAGGCGCGCCTCTCCGAGAGTAATGAAATCGGCGGCGCTGCCCGAGACATCGGTACGTGCCATCCAGTCGGAAATGGCAGACTGGAGCTCGCTATAGGTCGATATTGCCATCACTCGCCCTCAATCCATGCGGCAACGTCGCCTGAATACACAGCGCCGCCGTCGTGATGTCTCAATGTGAAGGAAGGATCGAGCCAGACCGTACCGCCGGCTTGGCGCCATAGCCTGCAAAATCCGTAATCCTCTCCGTAGAGGAGACCCCGGTGGAACCCCATCGGGAAATAGTCATTTGTCTCGCGGCCGTTGGTATCTTTGTACCTCTTGGCCTTGATCTTGCCGAAGGCCGACCGGCTGATCTTGACGAACCCGCCAGGCAGGCCAGTGACGGCATAGAGCTCGCCGGATTTCTTCGGCTTGCCCATCAGATGAAAGCCGGAGCCTTCGAATTTTCCCCGATAGGTTCCGCCGATCACCTCTTCAGGGCGCTGGGCGAGCCTCGCAAGCTCTCCGCTCTTCCACGAGATGTCGCTATCAACGAAAACGATGGCATCAGCCTGCGGCACTTCTTCAAGAAACCGCCTGGCTAGCCGATTACGGGCGTGGCCTATGAGAGAACAACCAATTTCCCACAAGACAAGAAAATGAACCCCCTGCGACAGAACTTGCTCTGAAAGCAGGGAGTCCACGGTTTGCGCGCAGACTTTCCCATCCATGGATGGAATGCCCACGCAGATCAGCATCAGGAGATGATACCCTTTGCCGCGAGAGCTGCGTAGAGCTCGACGAATGCCGGGGCCACAGCGCCGATCGCTGCGCCGCCGGTGATTGCAGCCGAGAGCGTGCAGGCCGTACGGGCGATCGGCGTCACATTGTGAAAGCCGACCTTGTCTGCAGTGCTACGGCCAAGAACGGTGCCATCATCGGAACCGCTACCAAGATATTCAACAGCCATTTTCTGTCTCCTTCAGGATCAGTTGAAGTGCAGACGGGTCGCCCACTCGGGACGAAGCGTCTTGTAGCCGTAGAGCACGTCAATGCGGCACGGCAGGTTGTCGTTGTTGATGTCGTACTGGCGCACGATACGCAGCGAGATGCCGTCCTGGACCTCGCGACGGGCGAAGTCGACGCCACCAGGCATGATCAAGTCTGCCGTGGCAAACGTGAACGCATCCTGCTGGTAGAGCAGAGACGTTGTGTCCTGCCCCGATGCAGTGCCGGCGACAACAACGGCCTTGCTGGCGCCTGCCGAGTTGATGACGACATTCTGCTTGGCGCCGGACGTGACGGGGGTTGGGGAAACGGTGATGTTGCCCGCGCCGCCCGCGTAGTCGGAGACGATGACGAACTGCTGGAGCACGCCATTATCGACCTTGGTTTCCGGGTGCACGCTGTTGACGCCGACGATGGTGATGATATCGCCCTTGAGAAGCGTGCCAGTGCCTGCGGTGACCGCGACTGTCGCGGAGCCGGAGGTGATGCCGGTCGACGTGTTGACGACGTAGTTGGCATCTGCCGCGCCGCGGGTGAACCCCGGCCACAGCGTGTTTTCCATGAAGTCGTAGCCGGCGGCACGACCCATGTAGCCTTCCTTGTACTGCTTGGCGACCTGGCCCTGATCGTTGAACAGGGTCTTGGTGTCCTTGACCAGCGTCGACATGTCGAGCGAGTTCAGGTTTGCACTGCGGTCGTTCATCGGGGCCAGGCCGCGCTGCATCAGAACGCGCCCGGAGAGCACGTCATTGTATGCAAGCGTGGAGCCGGAGGTCCAGATCGCGTTGTAGACGTCCTTGAACATGGTCATGGCGTCGTATTCGACGTTTGCAGCCAGGACCGACATGGCCGGATCCAGAATGCGCTTCGAGAAGTCGTCGAGCGACAGAGTCAGATCGACCGAAGAAAAGTTCACGTCGACACCCTTCTGGGTGGCAACCGTGAGCGTCTGGCTTTCTTCGGAGGTGTCCTGCGTGTCGATCGTCTTGCCGGTACGGACTGTGTACCGGTTCGGCATGCGGATCTTGAGATCCGAACCGATCTTGGCGCCGGACTTGGCGAAGCTGTCATCGTACTGACGGTTGATCGAGCCGATGAAGTTCAGCTTCTGATGCAGGATGCGGAGCGCTTCTCGCGTCACCGCGGTAGGGGTAAGAATGGAGTTCGACATGGCCTATTTGCCCTTTGTTGGTGGGTTAGCCCTTCTTCGCAACCTGCGCGTTCCGGCGCTTCAGCCATTCATCCGAGGACAGACGATCATCGAGGCCCGCGACCGGGTTTGCTCGAGCCGTTACCTTGGTGAGGGGCTGGGGTGCCTGTTGCTGCTGCTTGGGAGGGGTAGTCGTGCGTTTGATGGCTTCGGCGCCGACCATTGCGAGGTGCAAGGTCTTGTAGACGGCGGGGCTAAGGCTGTTTCGGAGTTGCTCGCGCGTAAAGCCGAGTTCCTTTTCTGCAAAGCCGACGATCTTGACGTCCACATCCGGCGTCCAGCCGGGGATTTCCTTTTCCGCAAACGCTCGTGTTTCCCGTAGTCGCTTGTCGGTTTCCCGGGCGACCTTTTCGGACATTTCGGCCTGCGTCTTGTCGAGGTATTGAGCGACCTGACCGCGCTGTTCCTTGAGTTGCTGGAACTGACGCCAGTGCGACATGGCCGCCATGGGGTCTTCGTTTTCCAACTGCTGCCAGTTGACGTTCTCGTATGTCTTGAGCTGTGTATCGATGTTGTGGACGATTGCCCGCGCTTCGATCACTTCCTGCGACGTCTGATAGGCTTGGTCGATCTCTGCCTGCTTGGCATCGAGCGACTTCTTCAGCTCCGCATTTGCCTGGGATTTCGTTGTGTAGTCTGCATCCAGCCAAACCCTGTCTTTGAGTTCCGCCGGAAGTTTATATGTCTTCCCATTGATCTCGACGTCGACAAGCTCGGGCTCGACCGGCTGCTTGTCGCCGTCCTCGCCGTCACCTTCTTCGTCTTCTACCTCTTCAACATCCGAACCGGCGTCGGTATTCTCGGCCGGCGTTACTTCTGTCGCGTTGGGCTGCTGCTGTCCGCCTGCAGGCAAATCCTGTGCATCGGCAATAGCCGCTAGTGCCTCGGTCATTGAAGCTCACTCCATCTCTGGCTGGTGATAGGGAAAATCGCCGCTTACCCTTGGCGCGGGGGTTGCTGTCTGGCCTGGTCGGCCTTCTGAGTGACGGACATGGCGTGCGTCGTCAGCTTGGTATCTTTGTCCTGCATGATCTTGATGTGATCGTTCTGCAGGTCGCCTTCGACCTTTATACGTTGCGTCTGCGCGTTGAACTCATCGACTGTCTTGTCGGCTTCGAGAGCCTGGACCTTCTGCGTGAGCTCCTGAATGGCCTGCTGACCCTGCTGGATCATCTGCTGGATCTCAGGCGGCAAGCCCTTGTTCTGCAGCGCCGGATTGATCGACTTCAGCCGCTCGGCAATCTCGTCGGCGCCAGGCCAATCGAGATTCATAGCCAGGATATCGCCGATGACGGGAGCGGCGGCCGGGAATGCCCTGACGAACTCTGTCATCTGCATGGCGGCCTCTTCGCGGCGTGTCGTGAAGCTCGGGCCGCTTGTCACGGTCAGATCATACTTGCCGGCGGTCAGGTCGTGCAGCGCCATGACAGGCTGGCCATCGTCGTCGACTTCCGGCTTTCCGTCCTTGCCCATGACAGGCGAAGGCTGGCCGCTGTTGACGTTGATAGACTTCTGCGAGCCATCCTCACCGAGGACGCGGATCACACGCTCATCGCTATAAACCTTCGGGATGAGATCGATCAGGATACGGCCTGTGTGCCTGATGGCGCGCGACAGGTTGTCGATGAAGTGGAACGTCGCAACATCCCCTTCCCTCTGGCGGGCCATGATGGCTTTGCCGCTGGTCTCGTTCGATCGAGCTCCAAGCGATGCATCATAGATGCCGATGATAGCCTTCATATCGTCGGAGGCGTTGAGTGCTTCCTGAAGCGCACCGGCGGCAGGCCCGACATCGAGCGGCTGACGCTGTGGCGCCTCGGTGTCATACTCCAGATACGAATGGCTCGTCGTGTTGGCAGTTGCCCAGCGATCGGCATCTGATGCGAACGTGCCGGCACGGCCAATCCACGGAACGCGAGGCGCGAGAGCTACGAGCTCTGTGGACGTCGTGCGCCAATAGTTGAACATCCGCTGCGCATCCTTGGCGCTGTGGATGAGCGAACGGAGATACCGCTTGCCCTCAACGATGATCTCGTCACCGTAGACAGGGATAATCGGGATGTAGCGACCGGGCCAATCGTTCTTTTCGAGGATATCGGCGCCGCTCATGATGACCTGTGTCACCTTGTGCGACTTCGTTGTGCGTGAACCGACGATCTTGAGAACGCCAGCAGCGACAGCTGCCTGCAGATCCTGATCGGCCTCAAACTCTGCCTTGTTGTAGACATAGCCATTGGAGCACTTGACAATCTCGCGGGTGACTTCCTCACGACGCCACCATTCGGCGACCATGACCGTCTCGTCATCGAGCCAGATGCCGGCTTCGCTCCACGCATCGCTTTCGAAGTCCGTTGCTACCGGATTACCCTTGGCATTCGTCTTGCCTTCGTACTTGGCTTCGAAATCGGCCTTGCGCATCGGCTCGACGACAAAGGCGACGTTCCAGTCGGAGGAGTCGGCGCACATGCTGTCAGGATCGCCGTAGACCGCGAACTGGTTGGCAACGCGCTCGATGGACAGATCCATGTCGAACGTGTCGTCATAGGCGTAGTCCATGCCAACGCGCCAGTAGCCGAAGCCTCCGGCGACACTCGCCTCGATCGCGGTATCATAAGCGACATCAGCGTTTGACGTGTATTCGATGTTGCGGATCAGCCCGTTGATGACCTCTGCCGTCTTCGGGTCCGCTCCACTGTCGACCGGGTGAACCTTGATCGATGGCTTGTTCTGGCGCGCATCGTTCACGACCTGGCGGATGAAGGCAGGCAGCTTGTTGATCGTCAGGCACGGGCGCTGTTCGGTCGCACGCTGCTTTACGATCGTCTCCGGCCATTGCTCCTCGAGGCGAGAGAACTTGATGTCATCCAGCGCGCAGAGACGGTTTTCCTTCTCGGCTTCCTGGCAGCGCTCGAAAGCGGTTCGGCCTTGGGCGAGGAGATCTTCGGTCTTATCTTCGGCCATCAGCCCATCCATGCCCCAGCGCCTGCGTTGCGCGCATCGTGCTTTTTCTTTGCCATCGGCTCTTCGTAAGCCACGCACATCAGCCCGAAGGCGTCAGCGCTGTGTGAAGACCAGTCATGATCAGGTCCAAGGCCAATTCCGCGGTCGGCGTCTTTCTTTTCGTGATACCAGCCGAGCGCATCACGCCCGCCCTCAGTCGTACCGGCGTTGAACCATATGGAAGGGAACAACCGGCGCGCTGCCTCGATGCGGAGCTTTGCGGCGCCTTTCCCCTGGTTGGGGATGACTGTCACCGTGAAGCCGGCCGACCTGAACCCGCTTTCGAATGAAACATCATGGATGCGATCGTTGGTCTCGCCATCATGGGGCAGCCATACATCACACTTCTCAGGGCGATAGCCATGCGACTGAAGCCATTCGATGTGGGTTGCCAGGGGTTGGCCTTGCGCCTCATAATGATCGAGTACGCGGATCTCCTTGCCAATGAACTGCGCTATCCAGATCGAGAAGGCATCAGCCTTTGCGCCCGTCCCGCCCAGATCGCAGAAAGCACGCAATCTCATATAGGGGTCGGCAGCAACATTGCTGATCCTGCCTTGCGCCTTCGCCGTGGTCAGCGAGCTCGCAAAGTAGGCTCCTTCGACAACCGTCACGAAATCGCCTTCCCAGATATGATCGTAACTGTCTGGACGTTCGCTCTTGTCCTTGAGCCGCGTTCTCTCCAAGATGGACGGGAACCAAGGATTATCGCGCCAGTTGAGCTCAACAACTTTCATTCGGTTGTCGTTCGCTTCCCTGAAGCGGCGATGCGTAGCACTGGTCTTTCGCTCAGGGTTCCATGTTACCCAAAGCTCGCTGTCTTCCTCGCGAAGCGTCGGGATGAGCACCTGCCAGGAATATTCGACCACCGGCTCCGCTTCATCGACCCAGCAAAGAAGAATGCGAGCTCTTGATTTGACGCTCGAAATGTTTCGATCAAGTCCAGCGAACGTGTAGGAGATCCGACCGCTCTTGGTTCGGATATACTTTTCGCCAATCTCGAAGTGCTCGACAAGCCAAGGCTCCGAACGAATAGCGGCCTTCACCTCTTCCAGCGAAGAATCAGCCAGTGAGTTCATGAACTGGCGGCAACAGAGGATTTGTCCCTCTCGGCCTGCCATGTCCCACATGTAAGCGCGAACCGCAGTCATCTTGGCGAAGGTTCTGGTTTTGGCCGAACCTCGCCCACCGAACGCTCCCCTAATATCAGCTTCACCGGCAAACACCGGTATCAGCTTCGGGGGCAGTTCAATCCTTGCTGTCGTCATGGCCAGGTGCGACGAGAATAATCCTCTGAACGATATTTACCGGATCGTCGTCTTCACCCCCGCCGACAACGCCTTGCGGAACCTTTCCATCGAGACGGTCGGCAAGCTCTCTGATGGCAGGCACATCGCCTTGCATGAGGAGCTGACGAGCGTTCCAGCGAAGCGAGCCGCGAGGGGCCAAGCACTCTTCGCCGCGCTCTGCTGAAAGAGCCTCGATCATGAGGGCATCTTTGAATGGCTTTGTCTTCGGCCGGCCGCCAGGATTTCCGCTTTTGCCGCTCTCGAACATCAGATTTTGTTCTCAACGGATATGTTGTTGATTTGCATGGTCAAGCTCCACTCCCTTTCGGGTCTGGTGGAAATGTAATTGTGTTACGCGTCGATGCTGGCGCAGGAACTGGAGCAAGCCGTCACGCGACGGACGACATACGGGATGATGTAGCCGGCAGGCAGACCTGTGAACGAGATCGTTGAAGCGGTGAGATTGTCCGCGGGGACAATCGTGATGTCACCAGTGGCGAGCATGACGACACCCTTGGCGACTGGGTCAAGATCCGCGGCGGCCGGCGTGATAGTTGCGCCTTTGCGGCCGAAGCTGGAAGCAGTCTTGCTGCCGCCGTTCCATTCGGGACTTGCCATTTGGATTTCTCCTGAAGTTCGAGATCAGACGGACACGCCGATGAGGGGCAGTGCGCGCATGAGAAGGATGAGGACCGCGACGAGGATGATCAGAACCTTGGCGATCTGTTTGAAGCGGCCGTCCATTGGAATTAGGTCGATCAGCATGTTGACGAGGAAGACGACGATGCCGAGGACGATGATCAGGATGATGAGAGCGATGAGGCTTTCGACCATGGGATTCTCTCCTGATGTGGAATATTAATTCTTACCAGCCGGTATGTTGGCGTAGAATTTTCTACTGCTTGAGCCGAACATGGTTGATTCGGCAGTGCCTGAACGAGACGTTCAGAGTGTCAGCCTCCTCATCGTGGATGAGTTCGGCTTGCTTGGTCTGCGGATTGAGGATGAAAATGCACTGCGGGCTCACAGCGCTCTCCAAACGTTCTCACCCATCGGCTGGGGCCTGGCACACGACGACAGCCAAGCAGCCATACCAAACGCAGCAACCACGATGGCGAGCCAGAGGATTCCGCGGCGATAGCGGTTCCAGAAGGTCATGTGCGGGTAACGGCTTTGACGGCCCACATTGCCGACGTTTCCGCATTGGTGAGAGCAATAGACATCTCTCGCGAAGGCTCATGGGACTTGAGGAGGTCGATGTACGCCTGAGCGGCGTTGCGAATGTCCTGAATGGCTTCCGCCTGCTCGATGGACGGCTGAACGCTGTCAGTCTCTTTGATCATCTTACTACCTCGGAATATGCAGGGATCAGGCGAGAAGCGCTTTGAACCGCTTGACATACGAGTCAAGCTCAGCTCCAGCGTCTGCCGCGTCGACAAACTCCTGCGCTGCTGTCTTGAACTCGTCGAGAAGGGAGAGTTTGACGGGTGTAGGCGATGCCGTCACTTGGCCGTACAGGGCTTCGTTGGACACGTCCATAGGGCGTGCCTTGTTGGTGACGAGCGCGAAATCATCTCGCATGTCAGCAGGTCTTTTGCATGCGAATGGGCTGTAGCGCACCAGTCTCGCCGCTGAATGGCCAGCTCCCCGGGTTAGGCGGGAAGAAAGGACGAGCAACCATCTCTCCGCCGAGGATCTGCATCTTGCGAGAAACGCGGCCGATACGGCAATGGCGATAGAGGACGTTGAGCCTGTTCTCGAAGCGGCGTTCGCGTTCGCGCTCATCAACGATCACAGTGTAGCTCATCTCGCTCTCCTGAATCGATGTAGCCCGCCACTGTGAGCGACGGGCTATGGGATGGTGGTGATGGGTACGGGAAGCTAAGGGAGCGCATTTGCAAGCCTTCTTCGGCGCTCACAACCATCATACAGCCTTACGCCGCTCCACGCCCAGGCTTCCGCCTTCCCGATCTTGTTGAGGCAATTGCCTCGAATGGCTTTGGAAGAATGGCAGAGGTCAGCGTTCCTCTTTATCGTGCCAGACATCTAGCTGAATGTGGCTGGCCATTCATTCCAAATCGTGGCCTCATCTGGAGGCGCAAATCGCATTATATGATTTACCAACACTGATAACTGATTTGGTATCTTGTCGCAAGTCCTTCCGCTTGGCGATTGCGTCTAATCCCCTGCGAAGCCACAGCAATTGCTGCGAACCCATTCCGCGAAGATGCTCGTAATCAAGAACCACCAGGTTATATGTCAGCGCTCGCACCTGCGGGCCATCGACGCATTGGAGCAGGATGCGTTCCATCTCCATGTTCGCATTGGTCGCCCGACGAGCTCGAACGGTGATGCTTTCCGTCACGTCTCCGTCATGGCCTTTGATGCTGAAGAGCGATTGAGCGCGGACGCTGGGCGCCGGCAGACCGACGAGACGCCGATAGCGAGCATGGATCTCCGCATATTCGTCCCCGGCCTTCAACTGGTCCTCGGTGATCAGCCCGTCGAGGCGCATTCGCCCCAGCGTGTAGCCCGCCAGCTGGCCGCGCACCGTGTCGTCGGTGACCTTCTCGCCCCAGCCGTCGATGCGCCGCCTTGCCTCGATGGCCACACTCATAGCCTCGCGCGCCGTTTCCGATCGCTTGATGTCGCCGCTAGGGTAACGCTCGCCCTCTTTGCGGGGACGGCCTGCGCCGTTGTTGGTCCGCTTTACCTTGATCTTGGATGCCTTGCCGCCCATGGTTTTGGTCCTCGCTACGTGATGATGTGATGCCGCAGTGCCTGAGCGACCAATGCCGTATCTTTGAAGACGCCGAACTTGTCCTTGGCGTTTCTGATATGCTGGTTGACGGTGATGTAGGAGATGGTGAGAATGGTGCCGATCTCGGAAGCCGTCTTGCCTTCTGCCATCCAGTGAAGGACTTCCATTTCTCTCGGCGTGACGTGGATATCGGGGGAGACGCTCATAGCTCGCCTCTTGCCTTCAGGATCTCCACCCGGCGCATCGAGGCAATTACGGTCGTATGGTCGAGATTACCGAAGAGCTTGCCGATTTTCGGATAGCTGAGATTGAACTTGTGGCGCAGTTCCCACATGATGACTTGCCGAGGGCGGACGAACACACGTCGCCGGCATGGAACTATGATTGCCTCATAGGCAACGCCGAAATCCCTGCACCGATCTTGGATGTAGACGATATGCGGGCTGCAGGCGAGGTTGCGAAGGCGATTGTGGTAGTGCATGACGTGGTGATCAAACTGGACCTCCTCGCGCTTCCACAGAGGCCTCCTGACATAGACGATCTTGACCAATGGCGGCATGACTTCAACCGGCGCCACCGCCTTCGGCTTACTGAACCAAAGCTTTTCCCGGATCGCCATGTAATGGGTATGCTGCTCTCTCAACGCTGATACGTGGATACTCACTCTGCAGCCTCCTGTTTGTCATCTTTTGCCGCACTGGCGATGATCGGGTTGTCGGGAAACATCGCTGCAAGCTTCTTGCGAGCGCTCAGGCTGCCGTTGGTGGCGTCCTTGAGCAGCTTTAGCTTCTCGGCTGAGACCTTCGGCTGCTCGACTTCGGGTTTGGCCTCGATGCGTGGCCGGCGCTCTGCGGCGATCGACATCTGCTGGAACCGGCATTCCTCGGCAAACTCTGCGCAGCTCGGGGCGAAGGCGTTGTTATGGCCCGCCACCTCTCCCCGCATGAACCGGCTGGCGGCGCGCGCCAGTGCTTCTGGCTCTATGCCGCCAGATGCCATGAGATAAGCGCGGATCGCCATATCGGGATCAGTGCCTGCCGATGCTGGGAAGCCCGAAAGCATCGCCGCGATAATCGTTGCTGGTGAGGAAGTCGCGCGCTGCGTCACTGATCGTTCTCCGTCCAGTTTTGCTTTGAATTGGTTGTGGCTCGTCGCTCCACCGTTCCTGGTTCAACCATGTGGTCGGGTGCGGGATGAACTGCTGTTCCTTGCTGGCGTAGTAGGAAAGCTGGCGATGAAGGCCGGTCATGATGCCGTCGAAGCTTTCGAGCTTCAGGGCCTTCTCGAATGATTTGCGGGCGGCTCCCTTGCCGATGCGTCTGGGATAGGTGCGCCAGAATGTTTCGAATTGGTCTTCTCGTGTCATGCTGCTTCCACCTCGTTGTAGGCTGCGTAGTCTTCGGCGCGTTCAAGCTTCTTGCGGCACGGCGGAATCCAGACCAGCCGCGTCCCGTCCTCCCCATCAATCCACACCAACCAGCAATAGGAGGTGGCGGTCGATCCGGTCGCGGTGAGCCTGCCTTTGACCATCGGCACGCGCTCGGAGAACTGAGCGACGATCGAGGGAGGATTTTTGCTGAAGAGGTCTCGGAATCGGCCCACGCCCTCAAGGAATGAAGTGCGGACAATCATCGCAAAGCCTTCGGTCGCCACTTCGGATGCCCGAGCAATGAACTGCTCTGCCAAACGGAAAGGCGGGTTGCTGATGATCCAGTCGGGCGATTCCGATAGCGGCATCACCGGGAAGAGGAAATCGTGCTGGAAGCTGCCAGGCGTGCCATAGTCGTGGATATCTGAGGTCCACACCGCGCCGAAGTATTCCAAGAGCGGCTTCGACATATGGCCGCGATTGCAGGCTGGCTCCCATGCCGTCTTGCCGGTGAGATAGCAGCCCTTCAGCACATGCTCGCATAGAGCGCGGGTTGCCCAGGGCTGCGTGGGAAAATCGTCAAGGCTATCATGAGGCTCAGAGCGTTGCTGCATGACGGCAGAAGATGTGTTCTGGCTCATGCTGCGAGATCCTCTTCCGCTGTCTGGATTAAAACGACGCAAGGTGCTGGGAGACCGGTGCCCCATGTCATGGTGAGCCGCTGGCAATAACGATCGTCCTTGACGACGCCATGCATGACGAGCAAATCCGAAACAGCCTTCTCCAAGTTCCCTAGGTCACGCCCGCGCTTGTCAGGGGCTTCGAGGCAGATAGACAGGCTGTAGGGGGCCAAGTGCTGCCGGTGGCTCTCCTTGATCACCGTAGAGGCCAGCTTGATCCAGTCCTCATAGGCTTTGGTCTTGTGGCGGCCTCGGTTGACGCCGCCATTGCCGTAGAGAGTGTTTACCGTTGGGGGGAACGGGAGGTGAAGCCGGATCATGCTGCTGCCCTCTCTGCTTCGCTGGCCCGAGCTGTTCGAGCCATTGAAATGAGGAGTTTCCGGAATGGCTCCGGTGTTCCGATACGAGCGGAACTGTCTGTGCCGCCGCCGCGGGCGCCGACCTCGCCGAGCCGCTTGGCGCGCTGCAGCCCCATGCGTTCTACAACGGCAGGATCGAAAGAGGGCTCACGGTAGCCCCATTCCAGAGACGGAAGGTCATCGATGCCGTAGGCAAGGATCAGCGTCGGCTTGCGCGCGTAATGCCCATACCGACCTTGTTCGACGCAGCACGTCCAGCCACCATGATAATCAGCCATGATCCAGCCGCCGGCGCGATCAGGGGTGTTCAGATCGAAGTGAGGCCATGCAAGAGAGCCCCATGGATGCTCGATAACGCCGCCGTAGGTACGGGCTGCCTTGAGCGCAGCCGCAAAACAGCCTCCGTCATCTCCTAGCTTCTTGCGCTCTCCGGTTCGCTTCACAGTCAACGGCTGACCGAACCACATTTTACCCCAACGCTGGCACGGCGGATGCGCCACCACCGGATAAGGGCCGACATAGGAACGTGCATCGCGGTCGATATCCCACGGGTCGACGCCTTCAAGACCGAAGTAGCCGCCGTTGGTTTCGACATAGAGTGCTGCTATCTTCTTGCTCATCGCGGCCTCCGCTGTATTTCGTGTTGGGTGGTGGGCTAGGGATCAGTCGTCAGCGTCGTCGAAGATGTCTGGATATTGCTCCGCCATCAGCTCGTCGAACGCCTCATCGATACCCATGGATTCGTCTTGGGTGTCCCAATCGGCATCTTCGAGAGCCGTGATGATCGGCCCATAAATCTTCTTGCGGGCGTCTTTGTCTTTGACGTTCTCCGTTACCGCATCGATGACGGCATTCATGATTTCGCTTCCAGATGACCAGCCCATTGTCATTTCCCTTCGTTGTTGTGGTCGTTGTCGGAACCCAGAATCCAGTCGGCCCAGGTGATCCGTCTACCGGCGACCCTCCGCCAGTGTCTCGCCAGCCATCCCCGCATCAAAGGCGGCAATCTTTTCGTCCAGCGAAGCCAGACGGGTACGGAGTTCTCTTTGTTCACGCACGTGCTCCTCGATTAGCGCGGCCTTCAGGGCTTCCATCTCTTCACTGTCGATCCGGCGAGCTGTTCCCTCCCAGATCGACCTGACACGCCGAAGCGTGAATTGCTTTCGAACGCGACGGCTGATGAACTTGTGGGCTTCATAGAAAGCGCTCTCGACTTTCCCGTACCGCCGTGACGGGAATGCGTCTCTCAAGAGGCCCTGGGCCATACATACGTCACTCATGCCCTTCTTCCTGTTTGGTTTGGTCGTGTCGTTGTTCGACAAGCCTGTGTTTTCGTTTGCCAGCACCTTGACGATCTCCTGTGCAAAATTGCCCTTGTTCAAGGAGCCCACACAGAGATGTCGAAGCACATTCACATTGCTAACGGAGAGACCCAGGGCCTTGCAGGGCCTTATGAGGCCTCTCCGTCGCGGCCCGCCGGGGTTACCCAGGAACCAGTAATTTTAGTATTCAGCCAGCGCCCCGCCGCCCGCAGCGTTTTGGCTGATGAGAGCGATCTTGACGAAGGTGTCTCGTCGTTAGGATCGCTCTCGGTCTCATTGCTTGCGGAGTGGTCACTACCGCGGATGAAGTTGCTGCCGTCGCCGAGGGAGGCCAACGACGGCAGCGCCTGACAGCCTCTCAGGGGTGGGAGGAGGAGAGCTGCCGAGGTTGGGAAAATTCGAGTATCAGGCCGTCAGCGAGGAGAGCTTCGATTTCGCCCTCATTGTCGCAGCTGGGGTAATTGAGTTCGAGATTGCGCTTGAGGAGCTTGCCGAGGGCAGAAGCGAAGGCCAGAGCTGCGATGGAGGCCAAAACGTATGTCATATGCTTTCCCTTTCATGGACTTCTTTGGCAAAAGGCTGGAGCGCCTTGATGAGAGCTGGAATGTCTTCGAGGGGGATGGCAATCATTGGGGCTGCCGGGTGTCCATCAACCGATTTGGCTAGGACAACACAGCCGGCCGCCTTGGCGACGATCATGTCGTGGAAATCACGGAACTCGGACTTGATGATTGTCTCGCTCATGGCCCGACCTCCGTCAGCTTGTAGACCCCTTGGGAAGTGGTCATGTAGCCGAGCCGGACACGGGTGGCATCCTTGCTGTCGTAGGCGTTTGCTACCGTGAATGCTCCGATAATGAAGCCAACAACGAGGGCCAGCATTGACCATGCGAAAGGGTTATCGCTCATGCTCCCCTCTCCTGCTCGTCTAGGGTGGTGTTGGGAGTGGGGGGCGGAGGGGCGATATCAGGAGGACCGTTTATGCCGTCAGAATAGTAGGTGAATTCATCGTAGACGGGCTTGTTGTCGTCTTCCCAAGACGCGTCCTGAAAGCCGACGAGGTTCAGCCTCGATACCTTCCAAGTGATGCCGCCAGCGCCGGGGAATTCTTTGAGATGCTTTTCAGTAGCGACCTTGACAGCCTCTTGCGGGCTATCTGCATGGACTACGACGGCGCGACCTTCGTGTTCGTCGTCCCAAGGCCAGTCGCTGTCTGTGAGGGCGTAATAGCTCATTTTTTTCCCTCCGAAGCAGCAAGAAGCTGGTCATGAGACGGGCCAACCAAAGAGATCGGATCGCCACCCGCCCAGCGGATAACCTGCCGCCATGCGTCATCGAGCGATCGCCGGTGAATGTTGACGAGCGGTCTGTTTTTGACTTCGTCGTTCCACTTGAAAACGGCCCATTCGAGCAGTGGACTTCCTTCGGTGTTCGGCTCCGAAAGACCCGACGCTGGAAGGATGGTAATGCCACGAACCTGCACGTGCTCACCGCGCCGGAGAGCGGAGATTGTTTCTTCGCCGATGATGATCGTGCTTTCGCCGTCGCTCATGCTGCGTCTCCCGTCCTCGGCGCGCGGTCTTGGTTGGAGGCGGTTCGGGTCGGCGAACGTCGAGTGGGGACGCAATGAATTTCGGGGGACTTAATAAGCTCGTCGAGGGCTGCGAATTCTTCCGCTGTGGGGCGGGCAGGAGTTCTTTTGCCAAAATACCCCCTGCGATAGCCGTTCCACCGATCCATAATCGCGTCGATGTGATCAGGAGTCGTCATGTTCCGACCGCAAAGTTTGTCAGCGCGGATACGCGCATGTCGAAGCTTGGCATTGTAGGAAAGATATCCAACAAGCCTTTCGTCGCTCACCCGTGGGCCGGTCTTTGTCGTCCTTATGGAGCCGCGATCATCATTGAAGTCCACTACCTCGGCGATCGTCTTGCCAGACATGAGGGCGTTGACTGCGGCAAGAAGCCTTGGGCCTGGATGAAACCACTCGCGGTGGGAATGATAATCAGCGAAGCAGCGGTGTATCGCGATCTCAAGCTTGTAGGAGCCCTGCTCGCTGTAGATAACTTCCAGCTTGAAAGGCGACCAGCCGCTGAGGACTTCCAGCCTTTCGTCGATACGCATCGAGCACCCGATCTTAATCGGTCCGAGCATTCCGACAGGGCGCATGAAGTAAACGTATTGCCCCTTGTTGCTCATGCCGCGCTCTCCCGAGCTGGCCGGAAAGCATCCGGGATCAAATCCTCGCGGGAGATCCCGGTGAACTCCGAAACCTCCGGCAGATATTCAACCGGAATTTTCTTCCATTGTGAGATCGTCGACGGCTGCAAGCCGAGACGCTCAGCGAGCCTGACCTGTGTGCCGCGATTTGCTTTGAAGAATTCGTTGAGCTTTTCCATAGCGACCATATTCAGTCAAAATGAAATTCAGTCAAGCAAAAAGTTTCAGTCGCGCGCTATGGAATGCATTTTTCTCTTGAGCGAAAATTAGGGCATGGGCACTCGCAAGAAAACAGAGCGGAATACGAACGGTCCTCGCCACTACATCAGGCAGTGGAGGAAGTACCGCGGGCTCACCCAGGAGCAGCTCGCTGGACGGCTTGGCGTCGTCACGTCGAGCGTTTCTCAGCTTGAGACGGGGAAGCAGGGATATAGCCAGCCGGTTCTTGAGGAGCTTGCCGTCGCGCTGAACTGCAGCGTGACTGACCTGCTTGGCGTCGACCCGACCAAGGAAGGCGAAGTCGTCGATCTAATGCGGCTGATTAACGATCGAAACCGTGACCAGGCTATCCGAGTGCTGCGCGCACTGACCGGCACGGACTAGAGGATCTTCGAAACCAGAACAAATTCCAGATCTTTGTCGACGGTGACCCGCCATTGGCCGCCGGCAAGCTTCCGCATGGTATCGGCTAGCTGCCCAGCTTCTTTGAGGCATACCTCCCGAGGGGACGATTTAGCTCTTGCAGGCCCGATGGCTGATGCTGCAACCCCCGCTGTAAGTGTTCTTATTATTTCTCGTCTTGTTTGCATTTGGCGCGCTCTCCGCGATTCTTCATCTTAGGCTGAGGCTTTTTAGCAATTTATCAACTTCGAATGTGCGGTTTCAGACGCTTCTGCGCCGGATGGTTAACAGATCGGCACACGATCGAGGCGATTTGTTGCCTTTGGATTCTGTGCTTTCGAAACACTGTCCCACCCTTCCAATTACTCCTCTCAGAGCAAGAATCTAAAATACAGGAGAGGTTATTAGATTAAGCCTTATTAGATTAGGTTTCAGTATCAGAAACTCATCTGATTTCAGTCTTTGAAACTCTGGGCTTCCTCCCGCCGGTCTTTTTGCGCTTCGCCGGCATTGCGTAATAGGCATCTCCTTCAGGGTCGATCGGCATACGCATCTGATACCGATGCGATCCGTGCTGCACTTTCGTGATGACGAGGAGCCGCGCCTTGTCCAGCCGCCTTATCGCTGCAGTCACAGTTCCGACGCCGACGCCAAGCTCATCCGCAATCGTCTTCACTCCCCACCACATGCTTCCGTCTCGGGGGTTGATCTTGCTTGCGATGAAATAGGCGACCCGGAAATCCCCATGGGTGAAGTCGCGGCGTGTTGCCAGGTAGTCCAGCCATTGCCCGCGAGCTGCGTAAAAATTCTGTTCATCTCTGTTCATCGCTCATCAATAGGCCGAGAACAAATTTCAGTCAAAGCGAATTTTCGTCTTGACTGAATTTCAGTCGCTCGCTATGTTTGATCCTGCAAGCAACGCACTGATGCGATCTTCTCGAACCACGGAGGGCGTCATGTGAAGGGCAGCTAGCAGATAGCGGTGGGGCGCTAGCCGAGAACATCTCCACCGCCAGAACAACGGATGAGGACGAGACGATGACCAACCCGACAGAGCTTTCGAAGCAGTGCGAATACGACATGGATGCTGCCATTGGCGGCGCTTACGTCATGGACGATGGCCGCTCGTTCTGGGTCGACCACGCCACCGTGCGCGAAATCATGCGTCGGCTGCGTCCGATCGTCTGCGCCGAATGCGAGCGCAAGTATCTCGAAGGCACGCGGAACCCCAACACTGTTTCGGCAAGCGGCGGCGCCTGATCGCATTCGGCATCCTCCCTTCACTGCGGAGGATTTCGAAAATGATCTGGAAACCGGGGATGAGAAGATGACGAAAGAAACGAGAGCTTGGGTCGATGGCGAGTGGATCTGCCTGTTTGTCAATGACGGCGTCTCGCAGGCTACTGTCAGCCTTACCGCTTCGGAAGCGTCATCTCTCGCCAGAGAGCTTTTGAGAGAAACTGAGGAAGCGTGCCCCGTATGCGGCAATGAGGAGCGTGGGCAAGGAGGCTACCTTTCTTGTGAATGCCCCGCTCCCAAAACCACGGGCGACGCCGCGTAACCACCAACCAACCCAGACCCGCCACTGCGGATCATCTGGAAACCGGAGTGAGACGATGAGCGAGCAGCAGCTTCTCCCAAAGCACGAGCAGAAGCTTGGCGCCTATCTCATCGCGCTTTTTATCGACGCAGATTTCCTCAGGCAATGGCCTTTGGCTTGGACTGACAAGGGGCTCAAGGCCCGCAAGGAGACATTTAATGCCTAAGTTCCGCAAGAAGCCTGTCGTCATCGATGCAGTCCTTTGGGACGGGAAGAATGTGCTGGAGGTCTACAGCTTTATTCACGGTGCACCAACGATCAGCAGCAACATCTCTAGCGACAAGTGGGACGATTTCACCCGCATGCACGAGGGCAAGGAGTGGCACATCAAGACGCTCGAAGACGGGGCGAACGAAGAGGCCAAGCACGTCGCCAGCGTTGGAGATTGGATCATTAGGGGCGTTGAGGGCGAATTCTACCCCTGCAAACCGAGAATATTTGCGGCCACTTACGAGCCTGTCGAGTAGCGCCTGACCTCCGCCACGGTCCTCCGGGGCCATTCAAAGAAGATCGAACAACGCAAGAGATGAGAAGATGACGGACAGCAAGATTGAAGACGGCGGTCACGCTTTCCCAGTGTGCTTCGAAGGTGGCCAGAACAGCGGCGAGCAGCCGTATTTTCATGAGGGCATGAGCCTTCGCGACTGGTTCGCCGGCCAGGTGATCGGCCATCTCGCGGCATGCGACAATGGCGGCACGATCCTGTCGGATGCGCAAGCAGCATATCACTATGCGGACTCCATGCTCGCCGCCCGAAAGGCAGGTGCGTGATGGCGATTGCTATTCTCTTCAACGTTCAGGACGCCTCGCACGGCACGGCTCTTTATCTCGACCGTGAATGCGAGTGGACGACTGATGCGGAAGCCGCCTTCTCCTACGAGGACGAGGAAGACGCGAACGCTGATGCCGACAAGCACGGCGGGGAGGTCTTTAGCTTTCAGTGCTGGCGTCCTGATCGGGGCGACTACAGCGAGGCAGCTCGGCTTGAGAGCTGGGCATCACATCTTCAGGCGGCGGAGTAACGTCTATGAACCAACCAATCATCCGCCGGCATCATCTGGCCGCCCTGCACCAGGCCAGCGCCGCCGAAGAGGCAGGCAGCGTCCGATATGGACTGACACGTCACCCGGCGATCGTCCTCGCCATCGCGGAGCGCACGATCGAGCACCAAGCATGGGCGGAGAAATACGCCGCCTATTCCAGGGAGCAGCTCGGGATTTCAGATGAACACCAGCTTTACGCCTGAGGGAACCACAATGAGCGACGCCTGTAAATTCTCCACCTATGGATACGCTTGCGGCAAGCCGGTCGAGCATGGCCGGTATCTTTGCGAAGAGCATTCTTCGGCAAAATGCAGGAGCTGCGGGCAGCCTGCGACACATGGATGTGACTTCTGCGGCCAGTTCGTCTGCGGAATGCCTCTTTGCGATGAATGCACCTATGGAGCCGATGAGAGCAAGTCGTCTGGTTCGTGGGGCTTCCTAAATCACATCCATGTCAGCAAGCCTGAGTTTTCCGACAAGCATGAGAACCGCCGGCTGCGGGAAGAACTCGCCGGTGCCATCGAGGAACGTGACCGGCTGCGGGAAGCGCTGAGACGCCAGTCCGACAACATGGCTTTCGTCATCAACCATCACTCGATGCACGGCAGTTGGTACGAAAAGTTCCAACGCGAACTGGAAGAAGACCGCGCCGCCCTCAATCCGACAGGTGCGTCATGATCTTTTGCCAATTCCGTACCGAGCGTGAATGCGGTTGCCCCGCTGAAGCATGCGCCGTGCAGCCCGTTACCCCGGCGCCGGTCGTCATCCCATCACTCAAGACCCAGGCGATTGTCTGCCTGTTTCTCGGCTTCGTGGCGATGATTGGATCTGCTGCTTGGATGGAGAGCCAATACAGGACCGACGATCGGACCAATCAGGAGAGCAGCTATGTCGCCCGCTGAGTACCGCGATTTTGCCCTCAAGGCTTTCGAGATGGCCGAGGAATACCGCATCGAGGCCAAGACATCAACGCCAGCGCGAGCCGCATTGCTTTTGAGATGGGCCGATCAGCGTGACGCCGATGCTTGGCATTACCTCGATCGCGCCGACATCGACGAAGATTTCAACCGCCGGCATGCGCCGAAGCACGAAAGGGCTGCATGATGGATACCCTAACAGAAAACCCGCGCGCAGTCATCGGCGCGAACAACCCTCCGGAAGAACTGACCGCTTTCGAAGCCGTCAAGATCAACATCACCGATCTCTATGACGAGGCCCGCCTGTGGCTGGACGGAACGCCGGTCGAGACACAGGAGCAGGCCGACGCGCTGAACACGCTCAAGGCCCGCATCAAGGACGCAATCAAGGCGGCTGAAACGCAGCGCGTCATTGAAGGCGCCCCGCATAAGCAGGCGATCGACGAAATTCAGGCCCGCTATAACGAGCTG